GCAACAGGGTGGGAATGCCTGGAGTTTGTGGTGCGCTTGTATGCGAATTTGCGTGCGGACTGGATGTGCAGCTGCCGCATCAGCCGGTAGATCCGCTTTCTGGAGCAGACCATTTTCCTCCGGATCATGTGAAACAGGGTGTCCAGCCCGGAGGCTGGCTGTTGCTGATGCAGGGTAATAAGTTGACGAGACAGTCGCTGATCCTGCTGTTTTCTGGGGCTGATGCCCCGATGAAGCCAGGCGTAGTAGCCGCTGCGGGAGATTTCCAGAAGTCGGCATAGCTGATCCACAGAGACTCCCGCAGATGCAGACTGGATGAATCTGTATTTGTCCTCTATGGTTTGGAAAGTATGCCGACGGATTTTTTTAGGATCTCGATGACCTCGTCTTTCTGCGCCAGCTGCTTGCGCAGTGCTCTGATTTCCGCCTCCAGATCTCGCTGGCGGCGTTCCAGGCGGTTCTGCCGCTCGGTTTCCTTTGGCTGGATGCCGGATGCCTTGAGCCAATTCCGGATGGTATCCGTGCAGACGCCCAGTTCTTCCGCCACCTCCCGCATGGGGCGGCCTTCTTCGGTCACCAGCCGGACTGCACCTTCCTTGAATGCCGCATCATAGCGTGGCGGCGCTTCATGTTTTCGTTCTTTCATTCCGAACCCTCCGTTTTCTTTCTATTTTATCATATTCTTTTTTGTCTATCAAATCGGGTATGGGGGCAATCTCCAGTGCCGTTTCCGACAGCGGCTCCCATGCGCCGACCTCCCGCGCCTCCTCGTCGATCATGTCCTCATATCCCGTCAGTGCGGCAAAGGGCGAGAACTGTGCTACTCTCTCATAGGCAGACATCGGTGTTCGTGTAGGCGACTGCCAGTGCGGAAGTCTTATGATATCTGCATAGACCACTCTTGCGTCAGGCTCATTGCTTTTTATCCCTTTTGCCATCCTTCCTCACCTCCGAGGCCTCGGCTCTATGGCCACCGATCTGGCCGTTTCGTTCTATCGTTGTTCCGCCTTCCATCAGGTTCATGCCCCTCAGAACAGCGTTTTTGCCGAATCTGCCCTGTAGCTGTAATGTTGCCCGCTGCAGAGCGCGTTCACGTTCTTCCTTGCGTTTTTTCTCAGCCTTCCGACGTTCGACCTCTTCATAATCCACGAATAGTTCAAGCTGAACAGGACCGTCATCCTCCGGGATATTGTTCTCGTAGATCAGGTTGCAGGCACAGATTGTGATCCTGCGCACCATAAGGTCGGGATCTATGATTCTGTCATAGAGCTGCATCATGCACTCAGCGATCGCAGCCGTAGAAGATGTCCTGCTTTCGAGGTTTCCCGTACTGTGTGCATGCTTCGGAACAGGTCTGCCGTAGTGATCCTTGTGGACGGTGCCGGTATACCGCTTTCCGGTCGTGGTGACCTTATATTCGTCCTCCTTCGGCGTTTTGCCCCTGCGGACAAGCTGCACGGAGGTGCGGTCATAGCCGATGGTCAGCGTCACTTTCTTCGTAACAACATACTTTCTGACGAGATCCAATACAAGCAGTTCGGTCATCTCCCGAACGATCAGCCGTGCCAACTCTGCGGTATATGGCTCTTTCAGCACTTGTCCGGAAGAAAGCGAGTTTGTGGAAGGTCTGTAAGACTTGATTGTAGCGATCTCTGTCGGCTCCCAGCCCCATGCGTGGTCGATTAAAATCTCAGCCTTCACGCCCAGTGCCTTATACAGCAAATCTTCGTTGATCGTGCTCAGTCGCGCGATATCGCCCATAGTATAGCAGTTCAGTGCAGCAACACGGGCTGCGGTACCACCGCCAAGTCCCCAGAAGTCAGTCAGAGGCGTGTGACACCAAAGCAGTTCTCTGTATTTCATTTCGTCAAGCTCAGCGATACGAACACCGTCCTTATCAGCAGGAACATGCTTTGCAACGATATCCATAGCGACCTTGGCAAGATAGAGGTTCGTGCCGATGCCTGCAGTTGCGGTGATGCCGGTCTCATACAGCACCTCCCGGATCATCGTCATAGCAAGCTCATGTGCCGTCATATGGTAGGTACTCAGATATCCGGTCGCATCGATGAAGCACTCGTCAATGCTGTATACATGGATATCCTCCGGAGAGATATATCGCATATAGATTGAGAAAATCTTCGTGCTGATCTCCTCATACAGCCGCATGCGTGGCAGTGCTATGATGTATGACAGTTCCAATGACGGATCAGCGGCAAGTGCCTCGGCATCGAAAGAGGCAGAACTGAAATGATACTTGCCATTCTCATCCCGTGGCAGCAGCTTACGGCGGAATGCCTCATTGAATCGCTTCTGGTTGATTTCCTTAACAGCCTGTACGACCTCAAACAGTCGGGCGCGTCCAGAAATGCCGTAGGCTTTCAGCGAGGGTGTGACCGCCAGACAGATCGTTTTCTCGGTGCGGGATTCGTCTGCGACGACAAGATTTGTTGTCAGAGCGTCAAAATGCCTGTCAACGCACTCAACCGAGGCGTAAAATGATTTCAGATCGATAGCGATATAAACCTTGTTCATAACCTACGCCCCCTATGTTCTTTGCTTACTGTATCACGACCGGACACTCCACATACCATCTGCCGACACTGCTGACATGATGTGTATTCGCTTTTTCAAAGAAGAGATACTTGAGCTCTCCCTTTATAACGACATAACGACCGTATAGCAGCCGCAGGTCAGGCTGTCGTGGTTTGCTCCGGCAGGCCTGAAATCCTTGACCGCTTCGATTCTGAATACTCGTCCGTCCTCCCATGTGATCGTTCTCGGCTGCATATAGCCTGTTGCATCAAAATCGGAAGTGACCTTGACATATTTTCGTTCCATCCGTATTACCGGCTGTTTCATGCCACCGCCCCCTTTATTTCTGTGGCTTGATTCGTCTTTCCTTATAATGTTTCCTGCAAAGCGAGATATAGCTCTCGTTGCCACCGAGCTGTACCTGTTCGCCCTCTGTGACCATCTCACCGTTCAGCAGCCTTGCATTGAAATGCGCCCGCTTGCCGCACCAGCAGATCTTCGTATCTGCTCAATATCGTCTGCAAGCTCCATAAGCCGCTGTGCGCCGGGGAACAGATGACTTTGGAAGTCTGTCCGCAGGCCATAGCAGATCACGGTGATGCCGTAGGTATCGACCAGATCACTGAGCCTGTCAATGATCTCCGGCGCAAGGAACTGTACTTCGTCTACGATAATGCAGTCATAATGCTCACCGCTATAGTTTTCGAGGAAGTCTTCTGCAAATTCACAGGGTTCCACCAGGCCAATACGGGATTTTATCACTTTTGCGCCGTCCCTGTCCTCGCATCGCGGCTTCAGCAGCACGACCTTCTTATCGCGTTCGTAGTAGTTATATCGCACCATCAGCGCATTGGCTGTCTTTGAACTGCCCATCGCACCATATCTGAATATCAGTTTTGCCATGCTCAGTCCTCCTCATCCTCCGGATGCAGAACACGATACAGCTCGATATGCTCATCCGATGCGAGATCCTTTTCTTCAATAATACCCATGACCTTGCCGATCAGGATAACATGCTCATCAGAATTGAAGTGCATGGTATCATAATCCTCGTTATACGAATGTAAGCCGTCCTTCTGGTATTCTTTGATGTATGTTTCATTGCCGATCATGAATGCTCCGACATCTCCGGGTTTCAGCTTTCCGCAGCCGGGATAACGCCGTACCAGCACAAGATCACTGTCATAATACTCCGGTTCCATACTGTTGCCGCTGACAGTAAATACACAGTCAGCACTGTCAACTTCTTCCGATGAATAGAGATAGATATCCTCACCCTCATCATCAAAATCAGCAGAAACATCGAAACCTGCGGCCAGCTGTTTCTGGAACTTAATGAGCTTTGTGATAGGCGGGCACTCCTCTGCACGCTGTCTTTCTGTCAGTGTGTCAAGCACCGCATTGAATACAGACTTGTTCTGATCGTTCAGGTATCTGTAATCCGCAATAATAGCGCGTTCTTTTGCTGTAAAAGTACGAAGCGGGTCGTCAACACCGAACAGTTCGTAGAATCCGATCCCGAGTGCCTTGCATATCTTCGGGATCTGGTTAAGGTCAGGGCGTGTTCTGCCGTGTTCCCAGTTGCTGATGGCATTGGACTTGACCCCGAGCATCTCGGCAAGTGCCATCTGCTCTATCCCCTTTTTCTCACGGTAATATTTTACACGCTGTCCTACAATGTGTATTTCCTTTTTGACGACCTCCTCCTGCTTTGTCACATTAAATGCAGCAGAAGTCGGTTCACCCGTCTTTTTCTTAGCTCCCATAATAGACTCCTTTCACAGCCAATATGGTATTGATTGGGCTGCCGGGTTCATCAATGTACAAATCAAACAAATGTTCTGTAAAATAATTGTGCAGCCCTACAAAGTTTTCCTGTCGGTATTCTGCTCCGGAGTATGAAAACTCTAGCTGTCATGCCGTCTTTGTGTTTAGTATATCACATTATCACGAAAATGTCAAGCATATTTTCTATTGACATTTTCGTGATAATGATGTAATATGTTAATGTCGGTATCCGGCCTACGGAAAAATGATACCTCAGTCCGCCTTAAGGTGTGTGGCAGACGGGGCAGCAGTCATACAGGGTATCGCTTCGCCATCAAACCACTTCGCCACGAAAGATATAGATACGAACAAAGAAGGAGTATTTGTAGGAAATAACGTAAGTTGCGAAATCAAGGAGGGCGTATAAATGACATATCAGCAGAAACAAACCACACTTCAGCCAATGGAAGGAGATATTTCAGCAAGTCCGCTACCGTTTCAGGAGCACTGCACCACGGCGCTTCCCTTTATTACTGTACCGGATGAGGACAGTGCCTACGCTCTGCAGGTCGCACCGAACTGCGATTCAGCGACACTTCCGCAGGGGATTGAGAATCTTGAGGGCAAGAGAGTCATCGATATTCCGGTGTTTGAGAGCATGACACACTACCTGATGAGCAAGGAAGGTGCAGATCAGCGACTGACGCTGTATTCATTTCTGAATGACCTGCTCCGCAAGGGCAGACTTTCCGGAATCGTTGGCTTTCAGGTACTGAACCGCGTTATCAATCGTCAGGTCTGCGACTTTACAGATTTCAGATACTGGGAGTTTGACCGCCAGGAGTTCATAGCAGACATTTCAGTAACACTTACATTAAAATCAAAGGAAGACCCCCGTGAATGGAAAGGCGTGCTTGTCTGCTACTGCGGCTTCACACACCAGTTCTATATGACGGTAGAAGAGCTTGTAAGGCATACAGACCGGGCATTCGAGGGTTATGTTCCGCTGGATAATCACCTTATACAGATATTCAAAGGCTATCAGATAGATCAGGAAGCCGAGTTGATGTGGATCAGATACAAATTGCAGGAGGCTCTGACGAATCCTGACAAGAGAAAAGCAAGAGATCTCGCCGCAGCAATGGGGCTGACAGTTCTCCGTCTGCCTGTATATGAGCATAAAGGACTGAACAGCATCCTTTTCTTTGAGGGCGGCACTCTGCTTGTCGGTGCTGACCGGATTGAAAAGGACGAAGACGGGCACGAGATTATTTACAAAGATGACTACGGTGAACCTATGGATATCCCGGCTAATACGATTGTTATCAACGAAAACCGTGTCGAGGAGCAGTATGAGGATTTCCCGATCTTTCATGAGTGCTACCACTACGAAAAGCATTATAAAGCCTTCCGGCTTCAGAAGCTGACCAGCAGTGATACCAGAGTGATCAAGAGAAAACGCATCATTATTGATAAAGACACCAAGCGTAAGGATCATTTATTTCTTATGGAAAATCAGGCTGACAGAGCTGCACATGGTCTCTGGATGCCGGCAACAGAAACAAAACGCATGATCATTGACAAAATCGGTAAAGCAGGCCCGTATCCTCACAGAGGTGAGCTGTTTGAAAGGATTGGCTCCTCTGTGGCATATAGACTCAGTGTCCCCCACTTCCGTATGCGGGCACGAATGATACAGCTCGGATTCCCGGAAGCGAAGGGTATTCTCCACTATATAGAACGAAAGCGCATCCGTCCGTTTGCCTTTGACCCGGAGTCGCTGAGAGCCGAAGAGCTGACCTTTGTCATCACACCCGCAAAGATAAAGAACCTCTGCAAGGAAAGCGATGAGTTTCGTGCTGTGACGGACAGTAAGAAATATGTATACGCAGAAGGACATATGGTATTCAATGACCCGATGTTTGTTCAGCGATGTGGAGAGACATATAAACTGACGGACTACGCAATAGCAAATGTTGATGTCTGCTGTCTCCGCTTCGTCAGAATCTATGTTCAGAAGAACCTCGGAGAGTATGTTCTCGGACGTATGTACATGGACGCCGAGTATGTTGAACGCACCATGTTCTATCTGAAGGATTATCTGAAGGTTCCGGATACAAATACAGAGTTTGCTGCGAAAAAAGCGTATAAGGCTGCGTTTCCGCTGAACTTCAAGGAAGCTGTCGAGATGCTGAAAAAACAGAGCCGCACGCAAAAGGGTGAATCTACCAATGAAGCGATCGCAGAGTATATGCATATGGCACCACGAACCTTTACAGATGCGCTGAGTAATCCTGCCGTACATATGAATCCAGATTTTGTTCTGGCACTCTGCCTGTATTTCAAGCTGCCGGACTGGCTTTCTTCCCTGCTGTTCCGCCGTGCAGGCGCAATGCTTGATGAAGATAATCCGCGTCATGCTGCATTTCTGCACATCCTCCGCGCTCAGAGCTGTGACGGCATTGAAGCCGCAGACGAATATCTAAAGAGTCAGGGGCTTGATCCTCTGAACTGGTAATATATGTATGGAGCCGATCATCGTAAAGATGGTCGGTTCTTTTTTATGCTCTGAAATAAAAATCGGCGAGATTTCCGCCCAAAAAACAGGCTGAACAATCCGGATTTGACCGCTTTTGATACATTTTATGTGTAGGGTACACAATGAATGAACGAAAAATCGGCTTTCAGACATATGCTTCATATAAAATCAACTCAGATTTTTCGGCGGGAATTCCGCATGGAAACCATGACCGGTACCTGCTATAATAAAAACAGAGCCAAGGGAACGGCGAAAAATCCGCCGAAAACCTTTTGCAAACAATATCTGGTGCCGGATGCATACGACACGCGGATGTTCATACAGTTACTGATCAAAGCCCAAGGTCTATCCTGACAGCGCAGACAGTCACTGTATGTTCTCCCTTCGTATGCATCCGGCTCTTTTTATCACCACATTTGTTAGCCAGGGCGCGCACTGGCGGACAGATGCTCATAACGGAAAAAAGCAAGACCTGTGGTCAGTATTGGCCGAAACAGGTGTCATGAGATTTTCCGTGTGGACATTGTCTGCCTGCGCGCCCTTTTCGCAGTAAGAGCATCTGCCGCGAGTGCGTTCCTTGCAGAAAGGAACGACTATGGAAACAATGATGATTACAGAAAAGACCACCCTTGGCGAACTGCTCACACTCCTGAATCTTGCAGAGAAGTCCGGAAGAACACCAACACCGAGAGAACTGTTTGAAACTGCCGGTGAGCCGATTGCTGAGTTCAGCGACTGCACACTGTTTAGCAACGGTTTTGCGATCTACCAGAACATCACCGGGCGTACGGTTGTGTGGCTGCCGTACTGCAAGAACTTCACATTCTACTTTCCCGTCCTGCAACCGAGGGTGAGACCACCGAGGAAAGCAAGTCCGTCAAGACGGAAAAACTGTCCCTCAAGGCATCGGCTCTCCCGAATGGTCTGGTGAAGTCCAAGACCTGCGAAA